GGTAGCTCCCCCATGAAGATTATTTTCATTTTCATCTTCATCAGATTCACATCCTGTAAAAACAACTTGAAAACTTAAACACCTATCAGGAACAGAAGTTACAGCAAAAGCCATAGCATGAATAAACTCCCCATGATATTGTTCATGGTTATGTGTGAACTCTTTACGAACCCAACATTTAAAGTAAGGGACATTGCTTACTAAATAACTCATGTAGTTTTGTTTTTTCCTTTATTAAAAATATGTGCATCTACTTTTTTAGCCTTTCCTCCTGTAAGGACACTATTAACTCTAGCCATTGCCCACTGATTAGGGGTTGTTCCTGGACGATGACCAGTTTTATAAGCGGCAAGACCTTTATTATAGACTTGTCTTAATTGACTTGCTGTGACTTTTTTCCCTTTGGCTCGTGCTTTTTTAGCTTTGTCTGCTAATGTTTTACTTACGTTTGACATTTGATCACCCAAATTGTTTTTTAAATTTTGTCGTGTAAACAGAAGGTTTTGTTTTACGACGTTTTCCCCCTTTAAAGTCGGTAGAAAATTGATAAGCTGAAGGATCGTCATCAGCTTTTTTTCTGTTACGATTAATTTCTTTTTTTCTTTTAACTTTTTCTGAAGGACTTAATCCTGCTAAATACTTTGCAGGAATTTTAGGGTCTCCCCCTTTTTTCAACATCTTTGGCTTTTTTCTCTTAGCAGGAGGCTTACTTATTTGTTTCCTCATGTTGCCACGTGTCATCGCCATATTACCAAGCCTTACATGACCAATACCGAGCTGAAAACTTATCTTTAGCTGTATCACAATTATGACGTGCTCGAAAAGATTTTCTACGTCCAGGAATGTTTTTCTTAATTGTCATATTAGGATCACCAAATCTAACCACTTTTATGAGATTACCTTTCGCGGCTAAAACTGCTGATTTTTTCTTACCTCCTGGAGTTCTCTTAGGTTTATTAAATCCAGGAAAAGTTTCCCCCCGATAACTTATTTTACCAGAGGGAGTTCTTTTTACATCAGCTCTTGTAGCCACTAACCAAATTCCTTCCTAACCTGAAGCATAACAGTATATGTATCAGCAGAAGTATGTCCCACAGTTGTAAACATAATATCTCCTGTTACTCCTGTTCCTGCATTATTAGTAAGTCCACCAAAGCTCGTATAGTCGTGATGACCACTCTGGTTTTCCCCAAGTTCAATACAAAAAACATCTGTGTCAGCATCAAACAAAATTTTGACTTTCATGCCATTACATTGCCACCAAATTTTCTCAATAGTGGCTTTAGTACAACTATCACCATTTCCATTTGTGGATAATGCACTGACATCAACTTTTTTTACAGCGTCTTCACCTGATCCGTCAGAAATATTAGTAAATTTCAAAACGGCAGTTTTTGGACCATCTATAATCGTTTGTGAGGTTACAGCATCTGCCATTGATTACTCCTTTATTTCTCCACGCAAAAGCATAGCTTTATATTCAGCACTTCCTTTAGGAGGAAGAGTAGTAGAGCTACTTTTCTCTACTACTTTCCATGCTTCATTTTGTGGGGTATCTGGATCATCGGCAATAAATTTGCCTTCATCCGTTCTGGCTCTTACTTTTTTAGCCATTGTTTACCCCCTATCTAGTTTGAGCCGCAAACATATAATCAATGTTCATTGACTTTGTACCTGTAGCAGAACCTGATAGTTCCATAGCACCCAAAGCTAAATTTTCATCATCAGGAATATTTGCTGTATGAGTAGCTACTTTATTCCTATTTACAAAAAATTCAACCGATCCAGTGGTTTTGACATGAAAACCAAGTGTTACTGCTGTACCACTTGCAATATCAACACCAGAATCTGTTGTTGTAGCAGTACCATCTTTCTCGGTTACACAATCAATGTTACTATCACCATCATCTACTTGGAAAACTATTCTGTCAGCCGCTGTCAACATTGCCTCTGGATTAGTTGCAAAGTTTACAGTCAAGCCAATACAAATATCCATTGCATTACCTTCAGCATCTGTTGGTGTAAGTTTTGTTTCAAACCAAATATCTCTATCTGAACTTACGGCAAATATTTCGTTTCCTTGTATTGATGCTCCATCATTATCAGTGGTGGCTTGTGAGCTTAAAGTCACAGCACCATTGACAACGTCAGCCGCGATAGCGGCCGAGGCTGAACTATCTTTTACAACTGTCCAGTCATTTGTTGCATCAAGTGTTACCCCTGTAAAATCGTCCATATAAACAAGATAGTCAGGGTTTCTATCTATAGGCAGGTTTTCAAACCATTGTCTTTGTCCATCTTTACCTGCAAAGAGGATTGGTCCAGTGAAATGTACAGCCATTTAAAATCTCCTGTCGTGGCTAGTGTCAGCAAATGCTGTCAGAAAGATTGCAATTAAAAGGAGGGGATTATTCCCCTCCTCAAGTTGATATTAAGCTCCTGGAGAACCAAACACACATCGTGGATCTGAAACACCAAAGCTGTAACGCTCGCGAGCTTTGTATCTTACGTTGCCTGTATCAAAATCACCTTCCATAGAAGTTTTGACAGCACTACGCTCAAAATGTTTAAAGCCATTAGGAGCATCCGTTTTAATGAAGAACGCATCTGTGTCGGTTAAGAAGTGATTCACTACATAACCATCTGGAAGCATACCCATGTTTCGGACAGCGTTAATGTCATTGTCTGCAGTTCCTGGTCGAAGATTACTTGCCATCAACCTTTCAGCTACAAACTGAAGAGCAGGAGGAATAATCATCTTACGACCTTGCAGAGCAATTTTCAACCCACGCTCATCTATGAAAGCCGCGATATCAATTAACGACTGTTCCAAAGATGTTTCGTTAAGGTCAGCAGAGGTACTAAGCTCATTACGCAATGAACCACCACCATTAGTAGGATGATCTGTTGCACAAAGTTCTTTTCCGTCTCCATATGTCACAGTGCTATCAAAAGCATTGTTCAAAACGGCGGCGGCTTTGACTTGCTTAGTATTTGACATAGACCGAGCCAAAGCACGAGTGTAACGAGAACTAAGTCGGTCATAGAGGTTATCCTCTACAGCTTCTTCAGTAATCGCAAACGCTAGAGCTATTGTCTCATGTGTATATCGAGCCGTAAAAGACTCATTTGCTATGTCAAATGACACGGCTTGACCCTCTCCTTTTACAGGAGCGGCTCCGAAGCCACTTAACATTACCTCTTCTTCAAATGCTCTATCTGAAGATTCGGTTTCGTATATTTCGGCATGTTCATTATCATACCTGTCGTACTCCAGTCCGAATAGAGCGTTTAATCCAGGCTCTAATTCTTTAAGGAGTTGGGATCTTGCTATAGCCATATCTTATCTCCTTATAGACCAGTGGTGGCAACGTGGAAGGGTAGATTTAGTTTAACTAAAGCTACAACTCCTGCGGAAGCATAATCAATGCCATCTACATCTTTAAAACCAAGAATTCTAAAATTATCGGTAGCAGTTGTAGCTCCTGCAGAGGCAACAGAAATCTCACCACTTGAGATTCCATTTGCTGTCTCAGAGCCAAAACCAGTTCCTTCAGCATTAGAGTGGATTAAAGCGGTAGCTGTCACTAAGTTTGTTAAACTAGCATCGCATTGAACTTCATAAACCTGATGTGGATCATCATAAACAAACACAGTTGCTTCTGTGCCTGATTTCAATGAACTCGTTCCAGGATAGTTATTGGTAAAAACAGGTTTACCTGTCAAGTCAGTATATTGACACCCTGCCATAACACCTAGAATCGCCACCGAACCTCCGTCTGCCGCACTTACGTCTACAAGTCCATTGGTAAGAGGAATAACCATGTCACCTTGATAGATGGCACTGGAAGATCCTGCTGTTCCATTGATTTGTACTTTGTAAGGCGTTAAACCATTTCCGTTCGGTGATGACCCTAATTTATTATGAGGTCTCAACCCAAAAGGGGAATCAGTATTCGCCATGGATTAGTCTCCTAAAAATTATTCGGACCCTTTATCAGATCCAAAGGTTACACGAGATTGCCTATCAGGTTTGCTAATAGGCATGGATGGATGTTGTTCCCTCATAAGATCATTGTCAACGGCATCCATTTGGTCTTGAGTTTGACCTCGGAAGTAATCTTTTCGTTGACCTACTGTCTCTTCAGGGATTCTTGCGAGTACTAAACCACCAACTCCAATAACACCTGCATGTTTCCCGTCTTGGACGGTTGGAGCTTCAAATTCGGGGTACTCATCAGCACGAACTAGTTCAAAGCCTTCGCGGAGCCGAGCAGAAAGGTTTTTCTTGTCATCAAAGCCCATAACAGATTCACGGACCCACCGATGAACAAATCCTTCAGGAGGTGGTGGAGCGTCTAATTGAGACGGAGGTGTCCACTCTTTTTTGCGGACAGTTTTTTCCCTAGTTTGGGAGGAGCGTGGGTTTCTTTCATTCATAGTTTTTTCCTCACGTATTCTGCATACGAGCTTTTTGTCTCGCATATTGTTCATAAGATACACCAAGTTTATCAGCGATTGCAACCTCTGATTTCGTTAATTGGACTTTTTGTTTGCCTTTTCTTTGTCCACCACGATTAGCGGAAGCAACAACAGGACCAGACGAGCGTGGTGTATTGTTAAATTTATGGGGGAATTCCTCTTTAATCCGACGATCTATTTCTGCATAATAATCATCACTATGAGGATCATAACCTTCTGATTCTACAAGAGTTTTATGAATACTAAAAGCAGTAAGAGTCATAGGCTCATCAGATCCAAACCATTCATTTCGTGAAGCCCATGCTTGAGCTTTAGGATCAGAAACAGCTTGTGGAGGAGTTTGGGGTTGAGGGGCTTGTTGAGCCTGTTCTACTTGTTGAGCTTGACGTGCCTGTTGTTGTTTTACAACATTTAATCGCTCTGTATGAGAAGCAACCTCAGCTAAATTTTTCTGAGCTTGTACTTGAGCATCAATATCTCCACGATCTATAGCATCTTTTAATTGTTGCTTATAAACTTCATCTTGATACTTTACCCTGTTTTCAAACTCTTGAACAAAAGAACTATCTAAAGATTGTGCTCTTTGTTTATTTTCATCTAACTCTTTTTTAGCGGATTGAGCAAATTGCAGAGCCGCTTGCTCTCTTCTTTCAGCTTCTCGCATTTTAGCGGTAAGCTTGCTAATTCTTTTCTTAACGCTTTCACTATAGTTTTCAAGTTCATCTTCAGAAGCCTCCTTCTTAGTGTCTTGAACAGGTTCTTCAGTTGTAACCTCTTCTACAACTTCGTTATTATCATCAGAGTCAAGGACTTCTACCTCTACCTCATCATTTTCTTCAGGTTTTTCTTTTACTGCCTCAGGCATGAATCACTCCATGGTTAAATGTGCAAAATATCATCAGGGTTTCCGATGCGAGCAATTATCTCGTCATCATTGAGGATGCGGACTTCTCCTCCCTCGATTTTGAATCTACTTCCCGCATATCTGCCGAAAATTACCCAATCCTTTTCTTTACACCAAGGATCTTCATTCTCGCCAAATTTATTAGGGTCTTGGTAAGCAAGAGGACCCACTTTTAAAACATACCCACAAACTGTAGCCAAAGCCTCCCTTTCCCTAACTTCATCTGGGACAAGAATCCCTCCTGAAGTTTGTTTCTGCCCTTGATAAGGAAGGAGCAAAATACGCCAACCTGTAGGCTGTGGGAGTTTATCTAGAAGGTTACTTTCAAGTTTGCTAGGATCTAGTTGCTTTATTTCAGGGGCAACATAAGCTTTTTGCAAATCACCCTGTTTTTCTATTTTTCTTTTTTTAGCAATGTGGTCTGGCACATATAGTGTCTTACTCATTTTCATTCACCTTTTTTAGCAGGTCTTTTAAATCCTGTTCAGTTTGGGCAAGCTCATTTAGACGAGCTCGTAGTTCTTTAAATGCGGTAAAATCTGCTACGGGACCATAACATAAGGCTTCTCGCACCACATCTTGCCGATCACGGACATTCTTAAGCATATTTTCATAAATGTAAAGCTCATTCATGAATTAACTCTAATGCCGTTTCTTTTGTCTCTTTATTCCTACGTGTCCACCCCCGACCAAAAGTCTCAAAAGTTTTAAGGTTTTCATAAAAAGCTTGTCGTTGATCGTACATTTTTTCTACGATCATTTTAGGATCTTGACTTGCTACCATTTTAAGGGTCTGTGGTCCTATAGCTCCATCTTGAGTTGCACCAACTATTCTTTGAAGAGCCTTTGCAGGTCTACCAGATCCTGAATTAACTGCCCAATCAAAACACGCCCAATCAGCACCACTAGGCAAATCATCTCCACGCACTTTATCCCAATAATTTTTCTTGTAAATGGGAGCTACATCTTTAGGGGTTAGAGCTCGCATCTCTGCTTCAGTAGAAGCTCTCCCTATCCACTTGTCATAAACAGCTTTAGTCACACCAAGATTCGTCATCCCTCCTGGATCTTTAGGGTGATTCACAAATCCTCCTTCATGTTTTAAAAGCATTTCTAAACACTTATCGAAGTTCTTTTTCATGTTGCCTTCCCCTTTTTTGTTGACCGAGCCGCCGCTCTAAAATGAGCCTCAGTAGGAGCACCCTTTGTTCCTTTTGCTTTCATCTTTTCGCCGCTCCCTGCTTTTATACGTTTACGTTTAGCATGAATATTTTTGTATAAACTCATTTTGTTAAACCTTTCTGTTTCTCATAAGTCCTTAAACCACCAATACCTAACATCCCTAAAAGAACTGTCATTAAACTGCCCATATCAAACTCAGGCAAAGGAGGTATTGTTGACCCTGTTAAAGTAATAACAAATATTATCAGCGGAGATAAAATAAAATGATATAATAAAGCAAAACCACAGATCCACCCAACAAAAGGTCGCCATCCCCCCTTAAAAAGACTCCCACTTGAGGCTTCTGCTTTATTTACCTCTATTTGGGCTAATGCAACCTCTTGAGCATGTTTATCAGCCATAGTCGCTATTTCATGAGCAAGTTTAGCTTTTTGATCTTTGTCCTCAATAAACTTATCTAGTAATTGAGTAGCAGGAGCAACAAGGGTTTGAATTAAACTCATGATTCTACCACACTCATCTCTTTTTCCATTTCAGCAAAGTTTTTAGCTTCCTCTACATCTTCTTTGTATGATCCTGAAATGGTAAAATTAATACTAAAACTACGTCGTTCACCTTTTGTTTTAAAAGGATACACACAATGATGTAAATGGGAAGGAAAAACATAAAAGTCGCCAACTTGAGGTTTCATTAAACAATTAGACCCTGTATGATTTGAGGCATGACCATAAACAAACTGTATGTGACCATTAGCAGGATGATGATCTTTATAATCTTGCTCCCATTCTTTATCAATACCTTCAGGTAATTTCAGATACCCTACACAAGATAGATAAGAACCTAAGTGAACGTGAATAGGATTGTACTCATTTTCAAATTGTCGAACAAACCAACCGCTTGATACATTGATACTGTAATTAAAAATATCTGGTTGAATATTTCGTTTCCCCATAGAAGTATATAATTCAGCGTGGCTTTGGTACTTCATCAAAAAAGTACCCATTTCTTTTGCCCAGTCTTGCTCAAGCTCTTTTGTAAATTTTAACTCTTGTGAAACTTTACCTACAAGGTTGTCTGACCAATCCTCCATTTTCTCATCCATAGAGCGGTTTAGTTTGTCAACGAAGCTAGGAGACATTTTTTTATAGCCAATAATAGGACTAAAAGGTGCAAAGATTTCTTCATCATCTTTGGGGGTGTATATGTTAGCCATTTGTTTTTTGTCGTTTCTCTCTCAAAGTTTGTAAGTCTTTCGTTTTAGATCCTCCATCGTATGCCCAAGCATATCCCAGTAAAATCATATCTTCATTTATGCACCGATCTTCATCATAAAGCCAACCGAGCATACGACCATACTTACCATCTTTTTCTGTTTTTACTATGAGGTTTTTACTCAAGTCTAACCTCATGGCTAGATACTCTTTAGCTTCTAACCCTAAAGTTTTTTCCTCTAAATTACGAGTACGGCTCTCAGGAGTATCAATTCCTGCTAACCGCACACGCTCTTTTTTAGATAAATTAAACCCTAAATCGATAATAATGTCAACAGTATCGCCATCAACAACCTTCTTAATAGCTGTTACCGCATAAGTGTACATTATTTATCACAATCGCATTTACCATTTCTAGAGGATACCCATCCTGCTACAATGCCAACAATTCCTGTGATAGCCATCTGCAAGAGTTCTATTACACTAGCATCTAATTCGCCACCATGTTGATTTGCCATCATGAATTCATCTACAATTATAAGAGCTAAAATCCCCATAAGGGAAATACCCATAATACCAATCGTTATGTCCTTAATATGTCTCATTTCTTACCTCACTTTTTTGCTTGTACAGAAATATCATTATTACGTTTAGAATAAGCTGTCGCTCCCATAAAAACAGAAACGACTGCCGCTTGACTCACAAAAAATGTATTTAAAAACCCAGATAATTGATTAACTCTATCAATGTCTATCCAAGGAGTCATCATAGCAACAACAAACAAAACCATAGACCCCATAGCAACCCAAGCCATGTATCTTTGTTGATCTTGCATTTTATCTAAGTTATGATGAATCTCACGTTGATGTTGCAAAGCCTCCATTTTTTCAGCCATTGCTAACTCGCCATCAGAAACTACTCCGTCATTATTCAAATCAGCGGCCTCCCAAGCAGATCCTTTTTGTAATTTTTTCTGGCTCATGTTTTATAAGCTCTCCCAAAACCTTTTGTTGCTTTTCCAACTCCACGTTTATTAACGATACCGCCCATCGCTTTTTTGCGTGGCTTTTCTTTTTCTCTGCCTTGTATTTTTTTAAAAAAGCTAGGAAACTCTTTTTGTATGTCAGCTAGGGCATTCTCATCGCCTTCTTCCATCAAAGCTATCAACTGTGCTAATCTGCTCGCCATTTACTTTACTCCTCTAAATTTTATTCCAGAAATTGCATCACCGCCACCACGACTAATGCTATCAGTAGTGGCATCAGGAAAGGCGTTACCCATGTGGGTAAGCGATCCACCTTGAGATAACTTCTTAGGTTTTTTACCACCTTTTTTATCCATTCCAATAAGAATAGCAACATGCAATGTCCCTTTCTTTTTATTTTTACCCATAACATTATCCCCTTCCTTGTTGTCTCTGTAAGGCGATTCTTGCTCTCATCTGAGCAATATCTTCTGTGCTATCAATACGCTGTTGCCCAAGAGCAAAAGTTTGTTGAGCTCTTTGCTTATCTAAAGCTAACTTTTGTTGGTCTGTCTGCTGATCTGCAACCATCTCTTGTTGACGTAACTGTAGCTCTTGCTCCTTAATTCTTACCAGAGGATCCTCTTCTTCCGCAGGAGGCTGTGTTTTTTGGAACTCAGCAATTAGTTGTGCCTGTAACTCTGCTACCTTCTGGGCGAGCATATCGGGTTGCTGTGCCACTTGAGGATCTTGTTGAGCCATAGTCTGTGCTTTCATACCCAAATGTTCGTAAATATGTTTTTCTAAAGTCAATAACACAGGGGGTTGCATCTTAGCGACCTTACTATTCATAAAAGCAGAATGAACAGCAATATGAGCATCATGGTTCTGGTCTGGAAAAGCCTTCATCTCCCCCTGACCTGCCGCCGCCTTGCTTGCTTCTTGATTTTCTGTCGCTGGATCTTTAGGCGAAGGCTGAGGCTCAGGGTTCAATATCTGCTCAATATTATTCACACCTAATGCTTCATAAACTCTTTTATACGATTCTCGTAAATTGTGTAACTCAGGAGCCGCTTGAGCCAATTTTAATTGTTCTTGAGCCAAAACCACTCTTTGCGACATACTAAATATATTTGGGTCACTCACAGGTAATATATCTACCCGATTATCAAAATCTTGTGCTTTTATCTGGGCATCTGCTCCAACTTGATAAGGATAAGGGGCAGGATCCTGCGAAAACAATCGTGCAAGCAACTTTAACTCTAGTTTCATAGAACTATGTAGTCGTTTATGCACTGCACTCACAATCCGAGACCCACGTTCCAATAAAGCAATGGTTGTGCCAACAGGCATCTCTTGCCGACCATCGCCTACACCCATATCAGTTGTTCCTATAAAGCGTTGAGCCGCCGAAACAACAAACCCCATAAGCTGAAACAGCGTTGCAGAGGGTTCTTTATAAGGTAAAGGCATTAAAGAAGCTTTTAAATCTCCTCCTGGAACGTCAACATCTCTAAATTCTCCTGGATTTAGTGGATTTGCCTCATCCGAAATGCGTAAACCTCTTGCCTTGAATCCTGCAGGCATATTACTCAACGTTCCTGCGTCAATTAATTGGCGTAAATTAGCCGTAGCCGTACGAGATAAATTTCCAAGCAAGTGAATTAGCCCAAATCCATAAAAACCAAGTCCTGGAGTGAATTTATATTGCACAAAATGGGGTATTTTCTCTTTTTTAGGGTCATCAGGGCTGAAATTACGCCGAATAGACAAAATCTCACTCGTATCATAACAAACTGTTACTACATAAGGCAACTTTATCCCTGTTTCTTCGCCTTGAAGATCCTTATCAGGGTATTCTTCGAGATCCAAAAAACAATGGCATTCATACAAAGTAAACTGCTCATCAGTAGAAGTAGGTGTTTTACCCTCAATATCATCATAAGCATCTTCTATTTCAGTAGATCGCTCTGTTGCCCCACCTTTATTATCCATATCGAGGTAAAAACCGCTCACTTGAAGCTTGCGTAACTCGTTTTTACTGATTTTAATCACATGAGTCACACGCTCAGCCGTTTTTATATCCGTTGCAATATAAGGTACAATCACATCTTCAGCAGGAACAAACTTACTTACAGGGCGTCCCAACCCTTCATCCCGATAAACCTTCTTAAAAGCACTACCTGCCAATCCCAAATAGTATAACATCTGGTCAAATTCAGGTTCATACTCCTCCATCTCGTACATAATTTGATAATTCATGTACTCTTGAACACGTTTCGCCTGATTTTCAACCTCTGGATTAGGCAAGCCAACAATATTTGCTCGTACAGGTCCTGAGCTCGGTAACATCTCCTTATACGCCTGTGCTTGAAACTGAGTTACAGCTTCATTCATCAAAGGGTGGATTACACCAGTTGCACCATCAAAAGGCTCACTACGAGTTTCGTACCGCATACCAAGCAAATCTAAACCCTTAATATACGTATCTTCCCAATCATCTCGGCTATTACGATCTTCCTCCACAGAATCCAACACATAACTCGCCACCCCTGTTAAAGAAGCATCGGAAACCAAATCAGCTAAATTATCAAAAAAATCATTCGGCTCACCACCATAGGTAACTTCATCCTCACCAAAAGTTACCTCCGCTCCATCCTCGTTTTCTATAACCTCAACATTTAGAAAATCATCTTCTTGTTGGGCTAAGTCCTCTTCTTCAATGCTCAAAGCATCTGGGGCTTGAAACAGAGATCTATCAACGTTCGTTGGTTTTGCCATTAATAATAGCTCCTTTTTCTGGGTGGTCCTTCTTCATCTTCATAATCTTCAGGGTGTTGTATAAAGCCTCCCTCTCTAAATCTTCTTAATGCTTGAGTCACAGTATCAACATAATCATCATGTTCCCCTGCAGGAAAAGCCGCACACTCCTCAACTACCTCCTCTGCCCATCGAGTGTCTGGACACCATACTAACCCAGATTCGAGCAATGGTGCAATAGAATTTACTCGGGTGAACTTATCATTTCCTCGACTCGGGCTGTAATTCTGTACTGGTATCCCCATATTTCTTAGCTCTTGGGTCAACGGCATACCTGAAGCTTTTGCCTCTATCAACACACACTCTGGATCCCAATACTTAAATTCTTCCAATGCTCGCCGACGCAAATCAGGAAAATCCCATCGTCCACGCTGAGCATCAACAAGAATAATGTTTGGTGGTCCTCCCTCCATAGGGTAAAAAACACCCCACGTCGTAATCGCACTATAATCAGCGTTCGTCTGCTTACTATACGCAGTATCATAACTCTGCATCACATACTCCAAAGGGGGTAACTCTTTTTTCTCCCAACGTGTCCACCAATCACGCTTTAAAATAGCAGACTGTTCACTCGTCGGGTTCTGTTGCCACTGAGCTTCCCACTTTCCTACTGATAAACTGCCCTTGACAGAAAGTAAATCCTCTTTTTTCCAAAACTCAGGCCAAAGGGGCTTATCCGTCTCAGGCATCAAAGCAGGAAACTCAACTACCTCCCACTTATCCGCTAAAATATCCCTACCCTGCTGACGCAACAACTTACCTGTCAAATCATTCTCTGCCCATCGGGTCATAATAATCACAATAGACCCTCCTGGTTGTAATCTCTGGCGTGGACCAGACGTATACCACTCATAAGCATGCTCCATAGACGTAGGGGACAAAGCATCTTGTTCACTGTGGGGGTCATCAATAATCAACAAATCAGCACCACGTCCCGTCACCGCACCTCCCACTCCTGCCGCAAAATATTCTCCACCCTTTGAAGTCTCCCAACGTCCCGCCGCTTGACTATCCGCTCGCAACTCAACATCAAACACCTTTCGGTATTCCTCACTATTCATCAAATTACGTGTCTTACGTCCAAATCTAAAAGCCAACTCAGCCGTATGCGTCGTCTGCATAATCTTCAACGTAGGCTTACGTCCCATCAACCATGCAGGTAACAAATAACTTCCGAATTCAGATTTCGTGTGTCTCGGTGGCATATTCACAATCAATCGTCGCAAATCTCCACGAGCCAATCGGTTAAACTTCTCAGCCATAATTCTATGGTGGCGTCCGTTTATAAACTCAGGCCAAACCAACTTGCAAAAAACCATGAAATCCTCACGGGACTTCTCGCTCAACTCAATCTCTCTTGCTCGGTCCAATAACGTCGCAAACTTCTTCAAATGCTCTTCAGGAACGTTCAAAAGGTCAAGGGTCATAATTTTTTAATACATCGAAAATTTTCAAAGGGCAATGAACCTATAATCAATATACACCATTAGGGGGGTCAGGGTAAGGGATCATGTTGAAATTTTTTTGAATCTCGAAGATTTATCCAAAACTTGGTTACAGACGAGCCTGTAACCTAGACGCCGTCTCACAGGGGGGTGGTGGGGGGTAGGGGACGGGATGTGGGTGGAGAATGGGCTAGGGGGACCCGACCCCCTAGCCCTGACTTGTGGCTAGCTA